TTTCCCTCCTCTATCTCGGAAACGATTTTTTGCATCCTGTCTCGCTGATCTTTATCGCTCCACTCTGTGTAAATAACAGACGTGGTTAGGATATTGAAAGCGTTGGGTATCTCTTCGGTTTCTGTATCTATTTCGGCCCCATCAAAATCAACGACAACATTGCCGGTTATATGTCCGATAATGTCTTTCTCGTCGTGCATGAAATTGAATGGTTTGTCTTCTGGCGTGTCTCGGGCAGACCACAACTCCTGAGAATCAAACACGTCGTCGTTTTTGTTCCAGCCAGTACTAACCAGAATTGATTTTAGATAGTAAAGATCTATCTGATCCTCATTCTGAGCCAGCGCAACTTCTCCCGCGCTAGAGTTTTGTGCGATTATCTTTTTGAGATTATCGACGTTCTCTTGCGAAGATTCGGGTTTGTATGTCTCTGCAACAGCACAACACGCGATACTGTTTTCTTTTAAAAGAAGATCGCCTAGACCGTCTTTTATTTCAGATTCATATATTTTCATTTTTGGCCTCCACAACGATAATACACAAAAAATAAAATGTTTGGTATTTATTCAGAAAAATCGAACACGTCGGCAAATGTGGAAGCGTAAATATATCGCATCTCGGATGTGTTGGGACGCCTATTATTAGCGTATACAAACGAATCCGTTTTTGCAGCGACAACGGAATTAAACTCCTCAGACGGCTTTGTGCCCATATCTAACAACTGTTTAACTATCTCCGGAGTAATTTCCATATACGGGGTCATACTAGTCAGCACACACATCTTTAAGTATTCCAACTGGTCCACTTCCGCCTTGTTTAAACTTCTAGCATTCTTCTTGTTAAAATGCGCCAGAGCTATCGGAGACAGAACATCTGATATTTGTGATTGAGCATCCATTGCCCACAAAGTAGCCGTGGTTGCATCTCCACTACGAGGAAGTACCCGCTTTTTCTTTCTCTTCGTCTGATCTTTAGAAAATCTTGGACGACCATTTGGTTCCTCTGGGTCATACTGCTCACTATTGTCAGGCTCACTCTTTTGGTCAATTTCGGGAGTTTGTGGTTCCTCTGCTGGTGACGGAGGCAACCCTAGTTTTTCTAAATACTCATCGGAATCAAGAATGTCTTTTGTGAGAGAAATCTTAGCGACATCATTTACATGCTGAGGATTGTGATACGGTCCAGCCTTCTTGGGAGCGCTAACATCATTGTTTCGCTCTCTTTCTTCTCTGCGAACACGAACTCTCTCGATACTGGGAAGCTCTCTAAATCTTTCAAGCAGTGTTTCCTGAGAGATAATATCTCTGTCTGCTAGCTGAATAAGAAGCTGTTTTTCGGCAGCTTCGTCAGAAAGTACGATAGAGTCAAAATGAATTTCAGCAGGAAAACGGAATCCCATGGCCTTTCGGATCATTTCTATTTCATGTCTCCAAAACTGACACAGAATTTCACGACCATATTCAAGTCGCTCGATCAGAGTTTTGAGAGACACGTAGTTGTTAGTGTATCCGCCACTAGTAGAGGCTCCGGTCAGGGTGGGGGGAATACCAAGCCCTGCATAAATGCTTGTAAGAACCGGTTGATACTTTTCTGCACCTAAAAATCTGTAGACCTGAGACTGACTTTCCGAGAACTTCAACTCTGGACCCCAAACAAGGTCCATAGTTCCTCCGCCAACATTGCTAGCCAAGATATCTCTCAGCTTGTTGATGGCGGCTTTAGTGGGAATAATCTTATGATCCAAATCGCCCACAGTCCAAAGGCGAACGTTAGAAATTGCTCCATCTAAGGCTGCTAAATCTGCCAGCTTCATCTTTTCCAACATCATAATGTCGTCAAGAATAGCATAAATCATCGGGTTGGCCCACATGAGCCAGTCATCTTTTTTATAATAGTAAAATCCAACCTTGTCTGAGTCTAGTGGAATTTTTCTCTCACCTTGGCCAAGTCTTTTTTGTAGGTCAATAGGCAAGGTTTTGAAAACGCTTTTGTTGGTCGTGGAGCTATTTACCAACGATTCCGATGTATATTTGGAAAGGTTCAAGTTGTATTGTGGCTTACCGATGGTATGGGTTCCATAATCGGCCACCTCAACGGCGAGAGGGTTTAGAAAATCATAAACCCAAGGAACTTCTCTGCGAGGCACTTTGATATCGGATAGCTGCAAGTCTGCACCGCCAGACCTTTTGAGTTCCTGTTCCTTTTGGCGATTTATCTTTGCTGTTCTTCTTTGAACAACCACATTTCCACACCGATATAGGTAGTTCAGAAATCTTTCCGATCTATCAGCACCATTAACCTGAACAAACCATTTTCTGTAAAACTTTTCTATGGTTTTATTGGGATGGACTAGTGTTAATCCTTGCGCAGCAAAGTCACTCATCAGATCGATAACGTTTCGTATGATTCCAACTTTGTCATACGCCTGCATACTCATCTTTATGATGCGCTTTTGGCGGTTCGAGACAGACTCACCCGGACGAAAATTGTCGTAGTCTTCTCGTAAAAAGCTCGTGCGTACAGAACGGTTAGGCTCGATATCTATGTAGCTAGTTCTTCTACCGTATGCTACGGCCTTCTGGATACCGTCGTAAGCCTCTATGTTGTCGGCTGTTGACTTGTAGGCTTCTTGTCTTTGAGAGTCGCTGTCCCATGTTCTGTAGAGTGACGAGTCGGACATTTCTATTGTTCTCCAATCAATGGTATTGCTGATGCGATTAACAATACTACTATACACAAACTAGTAGATGTTCTGCATTTTTTCAGCAAACCAAGCCGGACCATGATAAAGTTGGCTATTATCAAGTCTGGAGCTGGTGTCAGATTTTGCAAACCCGCCAATAGTATTAAATTCAGAAATGGACTTTTCTACAGACATGCATCTAGCGGACATGTTAGCCATTAGTAGAGACGAGTATCGGTCTTTGCGTAGCCTGCTTTTTTTACCCGCAGCGACTTTTATCTCCGGCGTGTCCCATCGCTCTCTACCAGTCGACGTTTGAGTCAGGACAATCATGGACAACTCGTCCTTAAGTTCTTCTATTTCCATGATGCAATCTTCAAGCGTATCGTACTTTCTACCCGACATCTTGTCGTGCTCTATAGAAAGTCCAATACTAGCCGCATCAAAGAAGGGAAACAAAAGAATTCTGTCTTCAAAGTCTTTCCTCAGTCCATGATTAGCTTCTGCGAGCCAGTCCGCTCTAGCAAACTGACACAATCTTAATATATGAAGTCCGGAATGATCATCTGTGTCTTTCGCTTTGTTTTCGTCTATAGTCGGCCAAATAGGGACTTCACCTTCCGGAATCTTATCTTTATCGTGCAAAGCTTCCATCACGGCTATACCGCCCCCCTGAGCGTCGAGCGCTATCTCAGAACAGGGAAACACTCTCATAAGCTGTCTAATCTTTTTTGCACAGTATGAATAAAAATCATCCTCGTTGACTATTTTTGATTTAAGTCTATCTTTATGTTGCTGTCTATTCGTTGTCCAACAGTGGACAATCCTTCGATGGTCGCCCCTAACCTCTAACACGACAATGCTAAAGTTGTCAACTTCAGACGCCGGGTCAACGCCAAAAACATATTTTTGATCCGGGGAACCTTTTAGCATAGATTCAAAGGATATCTCACCGGAAGGAAGAGATACCGGAGCGGTGGGAGATGTTGTGCAAGATTCGAGTAAGCTACGCTTGAAAAATCCCTGACTGTCGGTCGTGAAGCAGGCACCATACTCCATGTTGTATATGCCCGAGTGGACCGTAGCCTTTGCTCGGCTAACCTGACCCTCATCCATGAAACCTTCCGGAAGCGTGTCCACCGGCATCCTAATTACGGAATATTCTCTCCAGTCAAAATCTTCGGGAACTTCTCCTGTGAACACTTCCTGCAATTTGCTTATGTTTCCGCCACTATTTACTATGTCTCTATACTGCTTCCAATAATCGGCAAAATGATTAAAGTCATAATATGCAGTTCCAGAAAGAATGATCTGGTTGGACTTTTCTATAGTAGATGCCGACTTCTCAGCGACATCCATGCCCAGCTCTAGCATTTTCTTTTGTCTAGCTTTACTTCTAACCTTTTCTGAAGGAGAGGCCGCCACTGAAGCAAATCCAGCGACCACGTTTTCAAAAATGTCACGAGGAATAGATGCAAATTCATCCGCAATAATGTCGTTCGCTCTTTGGCCTCTGATTTTAGAACCATCCCCAAGAGGGAGACACGTTATAGTGCTGTCATTTATATGCATGACACACCGGTCAACATCTCTTCTGGGACCGCTGTTGCTACCACATAAATCTCTCAGAATCGGAGCGTTTTTCCAGATGGTGTCCATGTACTCAAACAAAACTTTAGACTGTCTGAAAGCCGCACCAACTACCACTATCTTTCTTCGTGGCATAAAAAGCGCTCTAAGCATGGGATATACTGAAAGTATAAACGATTTACCCATACCCCGAGAGCCGATGACCATGGGGAACTTTCTGTTCCAAATTTCATGCAGTATCAGAGACTGGAAGGGCAACAGCTCTATGTTAAGAATCGACTTACATACGAAGGAGAAGTACTCCGGACGTACCATAAGCCAAGCTATACGCTCTAGTAAATCGTCTCTGTTGGAGCCGCTAACTACAAAATCCATGGGATTAAATAGTTGCGACTCATCAACCTCAATTCCAAGCCAAGCGTCTTCTACTTTGCTGATATCTTGTGTCATTTATTAGATTCAGCCTTTAGTTTTGGCGATGTCCGAATTAAAAACGGAAACAGAGTAGACTTGGAGCCGCTGGCTTCTTTGTGATCTAGTTCTGCATCTTCCGGCTCAATCTTGTTGATCTCGGCAATAGTGGGCATCGGTTTCGATGTGTCTATTGCCCATTCAATGCTCCTCTTTTTTGTCCACTTGAGCATTCTCCTGACCGGAACAATCAGATTAAACGTTTCGCCAGATCCTCTTACAAGCATCCCAACATACTTGCCATCTTTCAGAAAGACGCCCCCACCCGATGACCCCGGAAAAGCGGTAACAGTAGTCTGATCGAACACTGTACCGTCTCCGGAGCCAATATTTAATACTCTGCCAACTTGGGACATTATACCATTTGTCATAGAATTAGCTCCAGCCTGCCCAAGAAGCGAACCGACGTGAAGCAGGGGTTCACCAATCTCTACATTTTGTGCCCCTAGATAAAACTCTGTGTTTTGATCAACAAAGCCCCTTTTTCTGACCATTAGGAGAGCCAAGTCCTCACCGTCTGTGGCATCAGAATACAGAATAACCTTGGCGTCCATTTTTAGCTCACCTACTTTTCTGCCACCCTCTACCAACTCTTTAACAACTTGAGCATCTTTGAACTCAATAACAGTCTTGTTTTTACCCTGTCCGTCAATCACGGTACGTGTAGATCTTAGCCCGTCTACCACATGAGCGCAGGTCCAAACAAAGTTAACCTTGACTTTTTCTTTTGCATCCTTGGTTAGAGCCATTTCTCGTGAAATGATAACTCCGGAACCCTCAGAACCGCCAGCTTTGATCGTCACACTCACGTCTTGTAGGTGTTGCGCGACCTTGTTTTGAGCAAGAAGCGGACAAGAAAAAACTATAACAAATAGCGTCGACAAAAAAAGGCGATTCATAATCCTTCCCTTCAGTGACCCAGTATGAAGTTTTTAACCTTAAGATTCCTTGGGTCATCGAAGAAACCTATAAGTAACGTTGCTAGTCTGGAAACAATTTTTTCCTCGTCGTCTTCCCTCGGGTTAACATAAAGCAGAGAAAATGCGGCGTGCAGTATTTCGTGTAATAGCGTATCTCTAGTAACAGACACAGCGGTTCCGCAATAAACTCTGATTCTTTTTCGTTCGTTGTCACAATCCCCGTATGCTTCTCTTTCCCTAAATAATGCGTCCGACATCACCTCTATTGTGTATTCGTGTCCCAATACATAAGCCACGGTTGGTAATTTTTTATTAGTCGACGCCATCTTTATTCCCTGTATAGAAAAGCTCATTGAGTCTTTTGAATAGACTATTGCAGACTAAAAAAGCACTGCCTTTGTCTCCGCAAAAGATAATTTTCGTGTCGTACCAAATTTGAAATTCTAGTAAACATTTAAGTAGATACTTGCCCGTAACTTTGACCTTGGATCTTGCATTTTTGGGAACGCGAGAGCCTTCGGGGTAGTTTAAAAGAGCATTCATATCAAATTCACATATAATAAATGAAAAATCAAAATCTTTCATTCTCTCCATTTCTGCTTGGAAGGGTTTCTTTTTCCGTCCCAAGTTCATAGCGATTTCTGAAGTACAAGCTTTTCTTTCTACGCAAACAACGTCCTCGAAACCTTTTAGGGTGTAATCGCCCGTATGCAAGGTGTTAATCTCCATACCATCACATCTATCGTATGGGGAAAAAATCCATCCATCCTGCTCTCTTGTGTCTTTTATTACAGTATAATTACGCATTTAGCCTATTCGCTCGGTGTAGGAGGTTCCGGGGTTGGTGGGGACGGCTCTGGTGCTGGTTCTGGTGCTGGTTCTGGTGCTGGTTCTGGAGTGGCTGTACAGATGGCAGCAACTTGGCGCGTACCGTGATCGTATGACATTTGTAAACAGCCCGATTTTCTACGAGGTTTAAATTTATCGTACAAAATATTAAAACACTCCCCGTCTATATTTTCAATATGGATTGTTTCTCCGGGATTAATGTTGTTAATTTTGTTTTCCGCATCCGTTAAGTGATCCGAGTGAAGTGTCGGCTGCTTGTCAAACATTTGATTAACCTTTCTTGATTATTTCTAGAAAATAGCTTATATAGTGGTTTTCTTTGCCATTAATGTCTTCGTGGCAATTTCTACACAGAGTTATACCGTTATCTACATCGAATCGCAGGGAAGAAGCCGATGCCCATTTCATTATGTGGTGTACGTGTAGCCTTACTTTTCTCCCCTTAGCTTTACACATTTGACAAGTAAACTTGTCCCGCTTTAAAACTTCGGTCCTAAACTGTTTGTAAGCTGGATCGTTGTAATTTCGTCTCATTTATGTCGTGCTCCACCATTCTTTGTGCCAGTTCTGTGAAAGAAATCTCAGGTTTCCACCCTAAGTTGGATTTTGCTTTCTGCGGAGACCCTAGCAAAAAGTCCACTTCTGCCGGTCTGTAAAATTTTGGATCTACAACAACATAGTCCTTCCAGTCTGATTCTCCGATGTGTTCAAACGCCACGCTTAAAAAGTCCTTGATAGAATGTGTTTCGCCGGTAGCCACAACATAATCTTCAGGATTTTCTGATTGTAACATCATCCACATCGCGCGAACGTAGTCTTCTGCGTGTCCCCAGTCTCGACGTGCCTCTAGGTTGCCTAGACGTAACTTTGGCAGTTCTGGTTTGTTTAACGGTCTTCCGTGAATCCTAACCATATCTTCGTGTTCTGGTAGTGCAATCCCTGTCGAGCCAAATTCGCAACCTTCTAGCCACTTAACGTAATCACCAATCCATTTTGTAATTTTCCGTGTGACAAACTTCTCGCCCCGTCGTTCACTTTCGTGATTAAACAGAATACCACTACACCCAAACACACCATATGAATCTCTGTAGTTTCTTACCAGATGATGGGAAGCCAGCTTGGCTATGGCGTATGGGCTTTGCGGGGCAAATGCGGTTTTTTCGTCCTGATACTTGACACACAGCCCTTGACGACCACACCCGTTGTTACACGGCCTTTTGTCAAAGTTTTTACCAAACATTTCGCTACTACTGGCCTGATAGAACTTAATTTTATCTAGTCTTCCAGAATACCGTATAGCTTCAAGTATATTCAAGCATCCTCCGGCGGTCACATCCCAAGTCAGAGACGGCTGGGTAAAGGATGTGGCAACGTGAGATTGCGCCGCGAGGTTGTAGATTTCATCGGGCTTGTGCTCTTTGATGATGTTTGAAACGCTAAAAGCGTCTGTTATGTCTCCTTCGACAACATTAATTTGGGGCAGGATATGACTAATTCTTTGAAGTGTGTCTACACTTACTCGTCGCGTGACTCCTACAACATCATATCCTTTGTCTAGTAAAAGCTCGGACAGATAGCTTCCGTCTTGTCCCGTAATTCCGAAAATAATTGCCTTCATATAGTCCTATTCCTTTATTGTTTCCGGTGTTAAAAATGGCTGATCTACCTGCCCATCTTCAAACGTCATGTATTCTGACAAACGTTCTTTCTCGGCGTTCATTGCTAATCGCATCTTTTCCATCTCTATACCCAAATCGCTACGATATTGAGGATCAGTTGCAATTTTCTTCACAAGTGATGCGAAGGTTAGTTTTGAGTCTTCGATAGCTTTGACTCGCTGCTCCCTCGTGCCCTTGAGATCCTTGAGCATTGTCGCCTTGCGCGCTTGGAGATCTTTGTAGTCTTTAGAGAGGGTTTCCTGAGAGGCCCGCATAACGGCCACCTGACGCTCTAGATTGATCACTAAATCCATGTCCCGCTGGTCTTTGTCTCTGCTTTTCTCTTCTCGCACCAATCTTTCAGCTACTACTATCTCGTTCTGATTGTCTCGTTGTGCTTTTAATATACGGTTCATCAGGATTTCCAGCTTGATTGTGTCAATAATTTGCATTTCTTCTGTATGAAACACATCGTCCTTGAACTGGCTCCACATCTTTTTGAAGTGAAACTCAAACATCTCTAACTCTTCACTGGAAAATTGATTAGACAACTCTTTATAGTAAGGCTTCTCTTTGAGTTCATTTGCAACAGCCGCCTCTTTTTTCTGTTTGGCTGAAAAGCCTATATTTTTTCCTATCCAGTCTCTGATCGAGTCAGGGTCACGATCTAGTTTTTTAGCTATGGATTCTGGAGAAAGAACCTCGGCATTCGCCTCGATAAAAGACATTTCTTCTGTAGAGAATCTACCCTTCTTCATCATACTCTCCATTGATAATCTTCTCAATCACCTCGATAATCATGGCCTTACGGCCTTTGGGCAAAGGAGCGTTTGTTTGTAATCTTAAGTAATCACCGCGTAATTCTGAGGGGAGCTTTTTGTCTATGAGTTCAATCATCTCTGCCATGTGGGCATTTGAGATTGTTTCATCTTCTGTAGAGAGTGAGTACAGGGCGGCTATGTCTATTGGCTCAAGAATGCTCTTTTTACGGTCTTGTATTTTCTGGGCGTTGCCGTAATCAAATCTGTAATAATTATCTCGTTTAAAATTCTTCAATCTGTTGTTGATGTGGGCGTACATGAAGTTTTCAAGAGGTTTGCTAGAGTCGTACCTGCTTAGTGCCTCCACACCCATCAAGAATGCTTCCTGCTCAATATCATCTATCTCATATGAGGCAAAAACAAACTTGGGGGCTAGCTTTTTGCAGACTTTCAGAATTGTTTCTACAACATAGTCCTTGTCTAGGTCAGTGGGTATTTCCATTTTTCCTTGCCTTCTCTCTTTCTTCAAATAGTTGTCCGTCAATTATATGTGGGGGCGATGGTCCAGCCCATTCTGAAGAGTTTGACATACCTTCTAAATCGGGCGACTCCTCGGGGTCTGGGATATTTAGTTCAAATGAAACTGCTTTAGACAGAGAATCGACGCTCACCGCCCGTAGTTTCGTTTGGATTTGTTTCGATTTCTTTTTGCTGCCCATGTTCCATTTCTCCTGTGATAAAAAGTAAAGCTTGCTATATACCTTATATTACACCAAAATCGGTAAATTGGCACAATAAACCACCGCAAAGGGTCGATTGGGGGCGAATCAGGGTCATGTCGGATACAATTGGGTAAGACATAATTGATATTTTTTCTGAATTGTGTTTACACCACCCCCCGATTTTTCCCTTCACGGCGGGGGGTCCGTGGTGAACAAAAAACCCCCACCGGCAAAAACTTTCCTCCTTTTTTTGATTTTATGCTCAAGAGTATTGACTATTGTGGTCGATATAGTATAATACTCGCATACAAAACAACAATTCAAAACGAAGGAAGTACAATGAGCATTCTCAACCGCAGCGTAAACCACACCACGTTCTCAAACGGATACACCGCAAGCGTGGTGCGATTCTCTGACCACGATTATGAGATAGCCGTAATGTACAACGGCAAACTGGTGTACGATACGCCAGTAACCGCCGACGTTGTTCGCTGCGAGACTCGCGCACAGGCTGAGTCTGTAGTCGATAGGATTATGGACCTTCCTCCGAGGGACGGTGTACGTAAGCACATCGGGCCAATCGGCACGGTATAACATAAATGCGTGTTGTTGTAAGCGCAAGTCCTTTCCCCGTAAGGGGTTAGGGCTTACCGCGCTGCCCCGCAAGCTGTAAGTACTTTGGTGGTAATGACTTAGGGCAATCTTAAAAAACTTTCCCAAATACTTAAAGAATAGCCTGTACATGGTCGATAATATACTATAGAATACATCATCTCAAGTTTAGTTTCTTTTGTTCGGGAGTTTTGAGATGGACGACTTTTTTTGCCAGATTCAGTGTGATGAGATGGATGCTCAAGAATACCACATGGCTCAGGAATGGGCCGCTGAATGTGAGCGTGAACGTTGGGAACTTTGGGCGTGCGTTGACGAAGTAGAGCAACGCGAAGAAGATTGGCGAGAGTTTTGGGCTGAGGTGCGTGATGCAGGAAGAAACTAAACAATGTGTGATCGCTCTGATTATGGGGCTTTTGGGTTTTGGTGGATGGTGGTATCTGATCATTTGTTTGCAGAATATGGGAGTTTGAATATGTTTTACATTGCTTTCGATGGCTTCGATCTTTTCCAGCTTCACTTTGAGACCCGCGAGGCTGCACAGAAGCACCTCGATGACAACTACATGAAGCTGGCACGCCATTGCCAGTATTGTGTGGCGGTTTACGAGAAATGACGTAACCCGTTGCCCTGTAACGACTTAGGTCGTTCGGGGCTGCCGCCCAAGCCGTAAGTCTTTACCATATAACGACTTAGGGCAATATTGGAAAACTTTTAAAATCAGAGGGTAAAATCTAAGGATATCTCTGGACATGGTCGATAATCTATGATAGAATACCCATATGACAAGCAACAACGAAAAAGGAAACCAAATGACTGACCAAGAACGATATCAGCTACACCTGAAACTGACCCGGATTCTGCGGCCTGATTATTTTATCTCTTTTGAGTGGTGGGAAATTCTTGTGAAAAATGCAGAAGAGGAACTGAAAAGCTAACGGTTGAGCTTGCAATCTGCCGATAATAATAGTACAATCCACACTTCACAAGTCAATTAGAGGGTTTCAAAGATGGTCGAGATTATTGTTCACACGCCAAACGGTTGCGAGATTCTTCCCGTCGATATGTCACACGTCGAGGATGGCAACATAGATGCCGCTGTGATGATGGTGGTAAATCGCCACTTCGCTGAGGATGAGGTATTATCAGCCCGGTGGCATTTTGCGTAATCTTCGCAGTGTCTCACCTTACATTTTCCGACATAGAGCAGAGGGTAAAATGATCGCATCTTTTCAGGAAGTCATGATTTACATCGTTTTCGCTGGCGTGTTTCTTTGTGTTATGCAGTGGCTACAGGATAAAGGGGCTTTTTGACATAACTCATTACCCTTAAAGGGTTTACGCCCAGCGGGGCTGGCCGCGAAGCCGTAACTCCTTTGATAGCAACGACTTACAACAACTTTGGGAAACTTTATAATTCTTTGCCGAATAGATGGCCCGCAGGCTTGCAAAATGACGATATATATAGTACAATACCCGCATAACGAAGTCAATCACTTTTGGAGGTTTTAGAATGACGTTTCACGTTCAACACTACAGTCGGCACTGGGCAGTCCGCGTTTTCAATTCTGCCGGTGAAGTCGTGCAGGTTTGGACGGGCAACGCGAGCAATCGCGGCTGGCTGAAAGAATGTCAGCAAAGGGCAAAAAAAATGTGCGAACACGCTTGACACCCTTCGCCCTGTGTGGTACAATTCCCGAGTTCCAAGTCAATCACTTTTGAAAGGTCTACCATGAACAGCTTCGCAACTCAGCTTCACTCTGACGAATTCGCCGCCGACTACGAAGCCGCCGCAGAAATGCGGGAGCGGGAAGATCTTTACAGTACCATTTCGGACCTATCGAAAGATGTACAGGGGTTCCGTGTCCGCTTTGATTACATGGCGATGCCGCTGGAGCAATTGCGTCTTGAGTGGGCGTACTGGTGTGCGGAGTCTGATCGTCGCAGCGAAGAATATTTGGACTATCTGTATATGGACGCACAGATGCCTGTAGAGGAAGATGCGTTGGTAGACGAGTGGGAAGAGGTTTACAATTCCTTCGGCCTTTGAGCCGTAAACCCTTACCCCGTAACGACTTAGGTCGCCGGGGGCTGCCGCGCGAGGCGTAAGTCCTTTGACACCAACGACTTACAACGATTCTGGAAAACTTTTAAAATATTCCACAAAAAGATGATGATACCCCTTGACAAATGCCGATATATATGATATACTTAAAGCATAACAAACAAAGGTAAAATAATGATTCAAATGACTTTCACAAACGACAACGGCAAGACCATCAGCATCATCACCGATAAGCGGGACATTCCCGCACACGTTGAGCGAATGGATGAGAAAGAATTTTTCTGGATAAAAACAGATATTCTTTAAAGATAGGTATTGACAAACGCCGATACTTATGGTACACTTAACACATAACACAAACGAAAGGTTTTAAAATGAAGTATTTCAACGTCAAAGCAATCTGCCCCTGTACTAATCGCCCAACTACGTTCATGCATGTAGGTCGTGACCGGCTACGACAAAACGAACACGGTGAAACGGTGTTCCGATATAACGATTTTCATGATAGCTGCGAGGTTATCAGTGTCGCGGAGGTTTCGCAAGCGAAGCTGGACGCGATGGAATCTTACTTCAAGCGATACGGTACAGCCTGCGAATAATCTCGCACATTTGAAAAAAACGCTTGACATTCGGCCTCTATGGTGTATAATCAAGGCACAACCACTTCACTCCCGAAAAGGAAAAAACCATGAGCAAGTCCTTCGAAGACATCAACGACGAACTGACCATCCGCGAAGAGGCATACGAACTGCAACAGTTGGAAGATTTTATTTTTGAGGACGAATCTTATTCGGAAGACGAACAGCAACGGATTCTGTCGGCATCTTTGGGAACTGATCCGGCGTGGTGTCCACGGCATGACGAGTTTGATGAGTTCGTTGACTATCTCGGATTGTACGACGAAGAAGATGAGTACGACGAAGAAGACGACGGACAGCCAAGCGAATACGACGAATGGCAGGACTACATGGATGGCGATGATTGGGATCATGGCCAATACGACCTTTGATACAGAGGAAAAAAATGACAGATCACAATCCCCGAATCGTTTGTGCTGACGGTTTCTCTATTTCTGTTCAGGCTCACCACTTCTCCTATTGTACGCCACGACAGAGCGAAGGACCGCATACCCATATGGAAGGCGGATTCCCCAGCATGATTCCCGGCAAAGAATTGCTGGGATACATGGAGGGCGATGAGTTTAAAGACCCATGCGATACCGTCTACCCATATGTCCCACGCGAAATTTTCGAGCGAGAGTTCGAGGCTCATGGCGGGATCGTTGAAGGTAAACTGCCGCTCTGAAGTCGACGTAAGTCCTTTGTGCGTAAGCACTTAGGGCTTGCGGGGCAGCCCCGCGAAACGTAAACCCTTACCACCAAAGGGCTTATGTCAATTATAAAAAACTTTTAAATTCTCCCCCGAATATGTGGCGACTGGGCTTGCGGTGTGTCGATATATAAAGTACAATACTCGCACAAGAAGCAAGAACACAACGAGAGGAAAGCGAAATGAACCCGAAAGTTATCAAAGTCTCAAACAATCTCCCATGTAAAAAATGCGGTAAGGTTAGGATGATCCCGCGAGACCGGGGAATCTGCATTCCCTGCCTTTCGAAAAAAAAGTAAGAATAGGGCTTGACATTCCCGCAGCGGATGCTATAATACACGTATGACAGTCACAACAACAACACGAGGAAACGAAATGAACTACGATTCAACACAACCTTATTGCGGATTCCGAAACATCCAAGAGCTTACCGCCGATCTTCGGCAAGCGTTCGCGGAACTGATTACGGTTCCGAACCATCTGCTGCCGGAAGAATTCCGGGACAACATTCGCGGCTGTCGTACTCTCGCACGCCTTGAAGAACTATGCGACAAGCGTGACGGTATGACCGAACACCGTAAACTGAAAAACATCAAAGCGGAAAACGTCGAACGATACCGCAAGCAGTTTGAAACTGACGAGGAAATCCGCTACGATGGAGCAGTGGACGAATTGCAGTTGTACAAAAACGAAATGGCATTCTGCAACTCTTGCCCGTCAATTGAATTCGAAGAAGAAGACTTCATGGAGTAAAGTTATGCAATACGAAGATTTGCCAGAAGGTCTCAACCTGATATGTAAGTGTATGCGAGAATTCACCGATTCCGTTGTTATGCTTAAAGTTCCCCGGCATATAACCCCCAGCGATTTTGGTGAGTGGACTGTAGAAAATTGTCCCACAGGATTTGAACCTATTGACGTGTTAATTGCAACCGATGAGCAATGCGAAGCAATGGAGTAAATAAAGATGATACGAAACAAAATTGTTGGAATGTGTGAAGTTGTAGCCGTGTGGTCTTACATTGCTTTCGCTGTTTATATTATCATCCACACGCGCAATTAAGCCCTAACCCCTTGTGGCGTAAAGACTTACGTCGCCGGGGGCAGGCCCGCGAACTGTAAACCCTTACTGTGTAACAACTTACGACAACTTTTAAAAACTTTCCCGAATAGGTGGCGATTGGGGTTGCAAAATGCCGATATATACTATATAATACCCGTATGAAAAACAACATGAGAAAAGCATTCGTTTTTGACTTTGATGACACTCTGGCGATGACTGACGCTTGCGTTCTGGTACTTGCTCCAATTAATCGTGAAGGTTATTTTGGTGGCGCTACTCGCAAGGTGGCCAAGCGGTTAACACCCGCTGAGTTCAACACCTACGAATTGCAAAAGGATGAGGAATTCGATTTCTCTCAGTTTAAAAATCCCGAGTTCATTCTTAATGGCAAGCCAACCAAATTGATCGAACTCGCTCAAGAGATTTACAGAGAGGGTCATAACCTGTTTATTCTGACTGCTCGCAGTAATTCTATTGCTGATGCGATTCAGGGATTTTTGAATCAGTTTGGCATCGAAGCGACTGCCGTTCATTGTGTGGGCGATTCAGGTTCTGACATTTCCCGAAATAAACGAAAAGTGCTGTTGACAATCATGGAATCGTATGATAAAATCTATTTCTATGATGATGACACGGCAAACGTTGAAGCCGCTCAAGAAATTGGCGTGAAGTCTTATCAAGTCTAGAGGAAAAACAATGAGCTTTGTTACCGATTGCGATTACTGTGGGGAAATCTCTCTGTGTTTTGAGGATAAGGCTGGCGGCACTTGCTGCCACTCATGTGATCGTGAAGATGATCACGAAGATGATCACGAAGATACAATTTTAGAATCAGAATTTTTTAACTTTAACTAGGGGCAAGGTCAAGTCGTCGGTAAAGCGTGTGAGGGTGAGACGACAAGCCTCCAGCCGTACCTGCCGCCTAGTATAATATAACGCCGCTCCCCTTTGGTAAAGTGAAAGCCTAACGTCTGCCACTGGGGTATAAACGCGGCATAACCCCTTACAGCGTAACGACTTACGTTGCCGGGGGCAGCCCCGCGAAGCGTAAACCCTTACCCCACAACGACTTACGTCAGTTTTAAAAACTTTCCAGAATCGTTAAAGAACTGCTTGACAAATAGCCGATATAATGTATAATAGAGGAGTAAGGCAGACGGATGAGGGCCACAGATGCACCCTCTTAACTCCGTATAGGCAATCCGGCCTCAGACGTTGCAACGCTGCGGAGCCGTCTGTCCTTGCTAAAACAACCAGACTGCTTGTCTTGTGAATAGTCAGCGAGTCAGCGAGTCAGCCAAATTTCAAAAAAAACTAAAGAAATCGGTTGACAATGACGATAAATAAAGTATAATAGAAGCATGAAAGAAAGAGTTCACAACATGGAACAAAAACAGTTCGCAAGCATGGCACAGAAACGCCGGTTTGAAGCAGCACAAAGAGAGATTGAGAGAGTGCGAAATGAGCAGAAAGAAACCACAACCAGTTCAGATGCCCAAACGGGAAAGCAACCAAATTGTCGTCAAGGTCGGCAGGGTTAGTATCGGCCACCAAGCCCACATCAGCGGCAGTGGGGTACATGACCACCGGCCTCGACGGCAGCGTACACGCCAAGCGCAGCGTAGCGTATGGCAAAACGAGTCTTAAAGAAAGGATGACATTCTATGTCCATCACATTTGCGAAAGACAAAGAGACAAAGAGCAAAGTTCGATTTTCAGCAACTGGCGACGTGTCCGGGTCTATCTACATTGACAAGGATTCAGAGCTGGCGAAAAGTTCGGAAATCGTTTTGGAAGTTTCGGAAAAGGCTGAAGTTTCTGCTTGACATTGGTCGATAATATAGTATAATGGTAGTATAACCGATTCACAACACTTTAGGAGATTTCAAGAATGAAGATTGAAACCATCATCAATGCTGGTCCTGTTGACAGCGTGTATCTTAGCTCATGGGGAGACGGCGAACTTGAGCTGACAGTAAAGGGCGGTTCTATCAAGGTGGAACTGTCGGAAGAAATCATGAAGCGACTGCATGAACGTCTCGGAGAAAAGCTGACCGGTTTAGCACAAAAGCGACTGGAGCAAGCCAAACAACTAACGGAGGATGAAAACACAAATGATGAGTAATTGTCAAAAGCCGGTTGTTTCAATCGGCACAGAGTTTCCTGCTGGCAAAGTCGTAGCCATCAATAACGACCACGTTTTGATCGACACTGCAAAAGGTGTCAAACAATTTTCTTTTTCACAAGTCGAAAGGTTTATCCATGATGCAAGATCTATATCACAAGCGTAACGGTCGTAAGATCAATGTCCTTTATCCTAGTCGCGGAACTAGGAACAATCTCCGAACTGTAACTGGTGTCAAGCTGCGTAGCTTCACCGGCCCAAATGGTCGAGGGATTACTGTTCAGGAAAGCAATGGTAAAATCCGGTCGCTTTCCGTTTCGAAGTGTGTTGGTTCCCTGTAGGGAACGCCTTTCGTGTTGTGTGAAGAGCCATCCCGACTGAGTAAGCCGGGGTGGCTTCTCTTTTTTACAATTGACGTAAACCCTTGGTATCAAACGACTTAGGGACGGCGGGGCAGCCCCCGGCGACGTAAGTCCTTTGCTGATAACGACTTACGACGAAAGATAAAAAACACGCAGATTGTCTAAAGATTTGCTTGACATTTCGTCGATATAATGTATAATAGGGGAAAGAAACACACCACACACAAGGAAACACATCATGCTGAAGTTCTCAAACGCAAACGCCAAAACCGAAGCCCTCAAACAGGTCGATGAGCTGAAGCCGTTTCTCGATCACAAGCGTAAGATTTACTCGCTCGATTTGCTTTCCGGTTATTCTTGCCCGTTTGCTCATGACTGCCTTTCCAAAGCCGTCGTTTCCGAATCCGGTAAACGCACTATCAAAGATGGTCCGCATACGCAATTCCGCTGCTTCTCCGCATCGCAGGAAGTACAGTATACCAACGTATATAATTCACGCAAGCACAATTTTGATACGTTGCGTGGTTTGCATCTTAACGACATGATTCACGAACTGAATCAGTCTATGCCCGATAATCTCGGCATCTGCCGAATTCACGTTGCTGGCGATTTCTTTAGTTCTGATTATATGTTCGCGTGGATCAATATGGCAATGATGCACACTGACCGATTGTTCTATGCTTACACGAAGTCGCTTCCCTACTGGACAGAATACCGCGAGTACACTGACAATCTGGACAACTTTGTACTGACTGCGAGTTATGGTGGACGCAATGACGACATGATTGCGGAACACGGTTTGCGATCTGCAAAGGTTGTATTCAGTGAAGCCGAAGCGGGCGATCTTGATATCGACCATGACGATTCCCATGCGGCACGACCTAGCTTGAAAAATCAGGATTTCGCGTTGCTGATTCATGGCACACAACCAAAGGGATCGGAAGCATCGGAAGCGTTGAAAGCATTGAAGGGAAAAGGCTCCTATTCCCGCAAAAAGAGATTGACAACGGAGAAACTTATGGTAAAATAGATACAGGAAAGGGACGGAAATGTGGTATACATATTGATTTTGATCGTTGCGACACTAGCATGTTTTTTGAGTTCACACTTTGAAAGGTAGTCAATGAAGAGTTTGGTTTTGTTTTCCTATCGTCAGCCCGTCGAAGGTTCTAAATTCCGTTGGGGCGTGTTGGAGTCCCGGCGTAACACTGAAAAGCAGCCGCTTTCGTGGGATACTATTTGCGGGGCGTATCGTAAATTCGACACTGAATTTAAACGGTCGCGTGACCTTGACACGGTGACAACTACGCAAGGCGTCAAAGCTTTCTACCGCGAGCGTCAAAACTGGGGCGTGAAAATCCCCTTCCTTGGTTCGCTTGTCAAGCCCTTTATAAAATCCTAGCTGGCCACTAGGGGCTACGTTTTACCTTTGGGGTATGCGAGACGTAGTCATAAAAGGCAAACCCCATTTTTATTTTCTCCGTAAGTCCTTGCCTGACAACAACTTACGTCGGGCGGGGCAGCCCCGCGAATCGTAAACCCTTTACGAGTAACGACTTACGCCAATTTCAAAAAAGCGGCAGAATGCGGTAAAGTTTTTGCTTGACAAATGACGATAATAAAGTATAATAAGGGAAAGAAACAATGAGGCGGTGTGGTGGAAAGGTTCACACGCTCAGTGACCAGCGATCTGATGGGAGTGATTACCCCGACAATCGCAACGATGCGGATTAATCAACCGTTGAGTGGTCACAACCGGCTCTAGAGTCGGTTGAATGAGAGATGCGGGTTCGAATCCCGCCACCGTTAGCTTATACTGTAGGTCGAAAGACTGAACAACGAGGCGTCAAATGTCCACGCCTACAACCCCGCAAGGGGAGAGAGTATAAGGGGCAAGTTTTATTCTTGACATTCAGTACACGGATGGTATAATGGCAATAGACAGCAACAAAGTTTTTCAAAAGGCACTTGGAATGAGCAACAAAAAACCGCGAGTGGAAGTTAGTCGAGAAGTTTTGGATCATATTGATCCTGCCAAAAAGGTCCGCGTGTATCGCAATCTCCACAAAGGGTGTCTGAGTGTTCAGCAAGGCGGTCTCGTCAAGTGCCACGCCGACAACGTAGTGTTGCGGGATTTTAAAACAATCGTAAACCCAAAAGGGCAAGAACGAGTCCGAAAAGAGGAAAAAAAGAACGTCCACGCTTTTATTGAAGGGTTTGTGGTTGATGCGAAAGAATCTTGGAAAGGTATGCTTGATTTTAGATGGGGTGAATGTTACTATAACCCCTACGAAACGGACCACTGGACGGACCTTGAAACGGGTCAAGCTGTGGACTGCGGAGAGTATGTGGATATCGCTCCTGATAGTGTTCTGGCCTATAATTATCTATATAGTGCTTCTACTGGATCTTAAAAGCTTGGAGAATTAAAAATGGGACTTGATCAATACGCTTTTGCTCGCAAGGGTGAGCCGCAGGAAATCACGGAGGAGTTCACCTACACCGGTGCGGATGGTGTTCTTTATACGGAACCCCGAACATCCATTGAATATGAGGAGTCCAAGGAAATCGCCTATTGGCGTAAGCATCCTAATCTTCAAGGTTGGATGGAAGCTCTTTGGCGTGAGAGGGGCGGCGAAGGTGAATTCAACTGTGTGGATGTTGAGTTGACGTTTGAGGATCTGGCCGCTCTGGAAATTGATCTGGGCAATCGGGATCTACCCGCCACTCAGGGGTTCTTCTTTGGTGAGAACTCTGACGATTATTACACATGGCAAGATCAAGAGTTTATCCGCCAAGCTCGTCAATACCTTGCGGATGGTTACAAAGTCGTTTATACTTCATGGTGGTAATGATGGACGTATATCTTGTAATGGAATGGGGCGATGACTACCACGGTAGCAATCCGGTGTGTGCCTTCACTGATGAAAACAAAGCGAAAGCATATGCCAGAGATTGCGGAGTGAATCAGGTTCCCACTTGCGGATCAAAAACGTGTGACCACAAATATAGTTATGTGGTTCACAAAATACCAATGAGGAAAGACAATGAAGCAAACAATTGAAGACGCTTTGGTGTTGTTGACGTTTGTCGGAATTTGTATTCTGGCGGGATGCGTTGTTCAGCTTGCGAAGGAAATGATATAAGTCCTTATGTGGTAAAGGTTTAAGGCTGGCGGGGCAGCCCCCGGCGACCTAAGTCGTTGGCGCTAAAGGACTTACGTCAATTATATTTTTCTGATGGGTTTTTCTCAAGTCAGGGCTTGACAATGCCGATATATATTGTATAATGGGGGAGTAATGACAACAAGAAAGGAAAGCGAAATGGAAACGTATCATCTGGAATGTGTCCACTGTGGACAGGAATCGGCCATCGATGCCAAGCCGAGCGACGTGGAATCGTGGGCGGAGGGCGAGCTGATTCAGAACGCGATGCCGTATCTCGACCCCGATCAGCGTGAGATGTTCATCTCTGGCACATGTTCGGCGTGCTGGGATAAGATGTTTTTAGATCCTGCCAAATCCTAATAATTTTCTTGACATTCGCCGTTCATATTGTATAATGGACAGTGTAAGGTTTTTAGTTTCAACGAAAGGTTTTTACGATGCAAGTTCTCTCTACTCAGGTCTCTCAGAAAGTTTCTGACTCTTTCAACTTCACCGTTGACAAGTTCCCGCTAAGTGGACCGGATGGTATGCGTACTCCGTGGTATGCTTTGTTTCGGTCTGACAGCGAATCCGTTGTCGGAAACGGTTCGGTGACGGCGCGATATGTTCCGCACCAAACCGATGACGTTCTCGCGCTTGTCGAATCAGCCGCCGAAGCGTTCGACGGTGAAATTGACGTTGATTGTCATTTCAGGGAAGGACACTATGTGTCCATTCAGCCCACTAAGCACGACCGTTTGAGCGTGTTCGGTGAGCGGGATAATATTTGGCCTCGCGTTATTATCAACGCGGGATACGATGGTAAAGCATTCCGGGCTACTATGGGCTACTACAGGGACGCTTGTAGCAATCTGGCGATGATGACAAAGGTGAGCGGTACAACCGTTTCCATTCGTCACACTTCCGGCTTGCGTTCTCAGATGGATGACCTTATTGCAACGTTCGGAGTCTTGAAGGATTCGTGGGCTACGCTTACGGATGTTATTCAGAATCTGGAATCTCGTGATGTTCAGATGGTCAACTTCCTGAACTCCATCTATCCTGAACCAGCAGCGGACGCAACTCAGCGAGCTGCAACGGTTCACCGTATGCGAACCGAAGCAATCTTCAAACGATTGCAGTCTGAACGGTTCCGCACTGGTCGTCCGGCAATGGATGACGGTTTCACTGTATCCGCTTGGGAAGCGTACAACGCTGTTCAGGGTTATGTTCAGCACGATGCCCAAGCAAAAACCGGTTTCAAATCTGACTTTGACAGAATCCTGCGAGCCTCACGGGACGCTAACGTCCGAAAGGCTGAATCGCTGGTGATGGAACTGGTCGCGTAGTGTTCCTTTCGTTGTTGTTGTAGCCGCTCTACCCTTGTCAAGGGGGTAGGGCGGTTTTTTTTTAAGTTTTCATAATCGACGTAAACCCTTATGGCGTAAGGACTTACGGCGAGCGGGGCCGCCCCCGGCGCCCTAAGTTGTTTCCCTATAAGGACTTATGTCAATTTCTCAGTGCAAATTTCATACCATTCAGAAACAAAGTATTTATGATTGTGTCGTAAGTTATTAACCTGTAAGGATTTAGCTCAAGTCTGGGGTTGCTTTTGGTCGATGTATATGGTATAATGTAAGTTCGTGCTCTGTAAGGATTTAGGACGATTAACTTTTCCTGCCACAAAAATCTGAAATTTTCCCCCAACATTTTGTGAGGTCATCACCCCGACGTTTCACGTTGTCGCTCCCCTTCCGTCCCGACTGGTGGGCATGGTGATAGTCAGCGAAATTGAGGGATTTCATTTTGTCCTTCCCCTTCTTTTTAGACTCGGGGCCATGAAGACAGTCAGCGAATTTGCACAATTTTGTCGTTTCTAATTGTCTCAGACTGCTGGTCTTGATGATAGTCAGCACTTTTTGTTACATTTCGTAGGCACTTATTTTTAAATGCCGACACTTTGTAACTTTGTCTTTCCCCTTCCTTTTAGACTGGCGGGCACAGCGAGAGTCAGCCAAAAAACACAAAAATCTTTAAAGTTTGGGCTTGACTTTGACGATATATAATGTATAATTGATGCAGAGACCATGGGGCTGTAACTCAGAGGTAAGAGTGCCGTTCTTATAAAGCGGTGGTCGTGGGTTCGATTCCCACCAGCCCTACTTATAGATACCTACCATCAATTTGTCCCCAAATGTTGTTAATGATTCTTGTCACCACCCATGTAATAATTGCTTGAGCTATCCACATCCATATAAATGTAGGAATAAAAGTTGCATTGTAGGATGCATAATCAAGTCTTCCTTTGTAATACTGTTTCAACTCTTTTTTCATTTGTTTGGGACTTTTTCTTGACAACGCCCCAAAGTCACCATCATAAGTGTCAAGCCACTCTTGCCCAAGATCAACACATTCTGAAGCTAAACCATACGAACCGTCAGCGTAATTTTTGCTTCCAAAATGTTCCTGTACTTCTCCGAGTATCTTATTTTTGTCTAATTGCATTTTCTTTATCTCTTACGGAAAGGATTTTAGGTACGACAACATTTATCCCACATATAAAGTACACAAAGTCTTTGTCCTTACGGACTTGGAGCAGACTAACAAAAAGTCTTTGTTTTATGCCCCAATAATTGATGTGTCGCAGCCAAACAATCATTTGTCTTAGCTAAACCATCATACAAAATGTAATTAAGTCACATATACACCTTATATTCATAGGAAGTCAGCCATATTGACACTACTCTATTTCAACTTTGTGGCTTTTGCGCCCATAATGACATCTTTTTGAGGCAACTTTGTGGGATTAAAACCCAATCATTACTTATTGCGGGAACACGAGGTTAGGTGAGACATCTCTGAAAAACACTTATTCTTACACTACTAGCATTTTTACAGTACTATATGGTATATTTATATGTGTTGTAGTATTAGTCTAGGTGTATTATGTAGTGTGTAAATTGTCCTAGCCCTGCATTTAAAAAAGAAAAACCAACTTTTATGAACAAAAAGAAAGAAAAAAAACAGTGCATAGATTGTGACAAAAAGACCAGCGATTATTATCCTGTTTCAACCAACAGAGGAACCGTTTACAGGTGTGTTAGCTGTCACGAACAAGCAGTCAGAGTTGCAGCAAGGATGTTGACAACTAGAAATGTGTAATTGTCTAAAGTTTTGACTTGACAATGACGATACGTAGTTTATAATGGAGACATGGCATGGAAGACAAAATACCTTTAGGAGATCAATTTCCTGTAATAGAAGGAGAAGCAATGGGAATCGGAGAGGAAAAACTTCGACACAACATGTCTGCCAGTCAGTTGAGAGTCAGAAAACCGTGGGGTTCGTATACTGATTTTTACAGAACAGATAACGTTGTTTTCAAAACTATTTCTGTCACCCCCAACTCAAGGCTATCCCTGCAATCACATAATGATAGAAATGAATTCTGGGTTGTTGTGAGTGGCGAATGCGTCTGTCAGCTAGATGATGCTGAATTTAAAATGACCGAGGGCGATGTAATTCTTATTCCAAAAACTAGTGTACACCGACTTTGTAACCGAAGCTCGACCATGTGTGTTGTGGCAGAGTTACAATATGGTGCATGTAACGAGGACGACATTATCAGGTACGAAGATGACTACAAACGAGAATGACAATGATCGCATGAGCGTTTATTCTAGGCAAACAGATGAAGAGTATAATCTCTCACTAGAAACTTGGAGACGCAACAACAAAGACATCATGCGAGAAATAAAAAAAGAGGAGAGAAAGATAGCGCGAGACAAATACGGAGTCAAAACAAAAAAATCCTTCGCTTCCAAGATATTAGACTTTTTCCTTTGGAGATAAATATGCCAATCACAAACAAAGAAGCAAGAAACATAAAAGATATAGTAAATTCTTATCTTCCTGAAGATGAAGCAAAGTGTATGTTTGAGGAACTCGTAGAGGAAATAGCAGACACTACAGATAACGATTCTGTAAAACAATCCATACTGATGCTGAATAGCCTGTACTCGCCACGAGGTAATGGATAATGGAAACGGACACTTGGCTCAATTATATAAAAGAGAATCGACTTTTTTTAAAGTTTGCACTTGACAATTACGATAAAGAACCATATAATATACGACAGATTATGGCGGAACGTGGTGTAGAAATGACGCCCGACCAACTAAAAGAACTGATTGAATTAATACGAGACTCTCTCGAAGAGATTTAGCGGGAGTGGCGGAATCGGCAGACGCGCTAGATTTAGGATCTAGTGTCCTTTGGACGTGGGGGTTCAAGTCCCCCTTCCCGCATAACCAACCATATTTAGGAGCTTGACGATGAGTAGAATGAATTGGGGAGAACTCGCGATGGAAATTGACAGAAAAGATGAAAAGGAAGACAGTCGCAGTTTTATTGATTCCACAGTGATGGTATATGACGCAGAAAAGGGCGAATATTATCCCGCCGAACTGGTTGTGTTTGAGGAATCGGATGGTATAATTGATGCAGGAACAATGTTTATCTCAATTAATTCGGAGATTGAAGATGAGTGACTTTATGAAATTAGAAGAGGCAGTGGACATTGTGATGGAATTGGCTACTGATAATGTATTGGATGATAGCATAATCGCAAATGATCCACACTTATCAGACGAACAGGCCCGCCAACAAACCGCAATCGCAACAGTTGAAGATTTTTTTGTTAATAATGTATTTGAGGGACTTGAAGATGAGTAAGACATACGCCATAGATGTGCCAAATGGACATGATGCAGAAGCGGAATGGATTACCTACGATTATTTTGACACCAGAGAGGAAGCAATTAAGTTTGCCAGACACCACTTTGGTGCAGATGAAAACGGTTGTATTTGTTTGCTTAGTGAGATTGAGGATGTTGAAGATGAGTAACACAGTACCAACGCATGAGATGATTAAGAATTTGGCAGATTTTGTTGTTAATAACATGTCATACGAGGAACTCACCCAGTTTGTATACGATGACGTTTATTCTATCATGTTAGAAGATAGTGACGTATTTCATGCAAACCTTTCGCATCATGGATGCGAAGCAGAAGATTTTACCAACGAAAATTATGGAGTTGAAGATGACCACTGTTAAAATTGAGCTACAGTTTAATAGATCAGGCGTTACTAAAGACGATGTTTACGAATACCTGAACGAGTTAATGAGTGACGATAACCTAGACTTCTACTCTATCTCAATACATCAAGACGGAAAACAAAAACAATTTGAATGGGACCACAAAGAATTTTGAAAAGGGAGATTTTGGACGATGAGTAAAAATGTATCCTATGATTTTGGTCTTGACAGTATCATTGTGGTTGACGCTCCAATTGGCACTGATCCAGACACCTTAATCGAACAAGCAAAACAAAAACTCATTGAAAGAATAAGAGAAGGGGATATAACTTTTCGGTTTGAAAATATCTTTGATAGCGAAACAGGAGCGTATAACGAAGATTGGGAAAATTATTCCAGAAATCCTCAAGAAACTCCTTGACAATGACGATACATAGTATATAATGGAAATATGTCAGGCGAGTCGCTCTCGCTTGATAGGAAAGTGACTGAAAATGCCGGAGCAAACCAGTGACGGTAACAGTACACGATTCTCAACTGGACGGGCAAGTGCCATACATGGTTGAGATAGTGGTTAAAGTAGGCGACTGACACAACTGGTGCTGAAATTTGTGGGTAAAATGTAAATCCCACCTTTCCATTTTTTTTTCTAAAAAAACTAAAGTACCCGCTTGACTTCGACGATAACTATGTTATAATCGAGGCATACCAACCAACCAACCATTTTAGGACGATTAGATGAAACTTTACGCAGAAAAACAAGACGTTGCTGTCTGTGGCAACTTTGAGACATCCGACTTCAACGTTGGCGATATCGCATTCATCGTTGATATGTTTGCTGACAAGGTTTACTCTCACAAAGAGCGAGCAGTAATCCGAGAACTATCCTGCAATGCTCACGACTCGCATGTCGAAGCAGGCACTACGCATATTCCGTTCAAGGTTCATCTTCCTACGCAACTAGAACCATACTTCTGTATTCGGGATTTTGGAACCGGACTCACAGACCATGAAGTGCGTAACATTTTTGCTGGTATTGGTATTAGCACCAAGCGAGACAGTAACGAGGTTATTGGCTGTTTCGGTATTGGCAGTCTGTCTCCGTATTCTATGACGGATAGTTTTACCGTTAAAAGTTACCACAATGGGGTTGTGCGTACCTACACCTGTTACCGAGACAATGACCGCAAGCCCGTAGTCTCTTTGCTCACAGAGTCCGAAACCGACGAAGACAACGGTTTGGAAATCAGCTTGAGCGTAGAAGATAGAGTGTGGCAGTTCTCAAACGAAGCGGAGTACGTGTTCAAGTTTTGGGAAGGCACTGTACCGGAAATCAATGACGAAAGTGTTCAAAAGACGATTGACGATACTCGCAACGGTTATATCTTTAAGGGAGAAGATTTCGGCCTGTCTACTTCATGGGGTAGGATGGTGGCACTCATGGGAAACATTGCGTACCAAATTCCTCCAGAGTTGGACGATTTTGGGACCGAGGGGTATCTCAAGTTCGAGTTGGGAGAACTGAGCTTTGACACTGCCCGTGAGAATCTTGCTATGGACGAGAAAACAAAACAGGCTATCAAAGACAAGACAAAAAAAATCAAGGAGAAATTAGCAGAAGAAGCGGGTCAGCAGATTTCGGCACTTCCTACCGCTTTCAAGCGTGCTGTCATGGCGAACAGCCTACAAGCCGGTGCGCTTGGTAGACACATCAAGACAGACCTCGATCAATATCTTCTGCCCGAAACCTCTAAAGAGTTTACATACTTTCAACGAAGTTACAGAAGCACCGACAAAGGTACGTCAACCAGAGTGCCTGTTGGTCAAGACATCCAGTATTACCGTCACAAAGATCGTATGCAGACTCGTATCAGGGAGTATATCAAAGACCACAACAGGATGACAATGGTTATTCTGACCGATGAGCAGGTCAAAGAGTGCTTGATTGATGAAGATGTGCTGTTGGACTTGGACGATCTACCAAAGGTTCACCGACAAAGTTATGCAAA